GGGTGCTGCCGGCACCTGCCAGCGCTATCCGCAGCCACGCAGAACGGCTGCTTCATACTGGTGCGGTGAACACAAGGCAAAAGAAGAGCCTAAGCCTGCACAGAAACGCAAACCAACGGGAAAGAAAAATGCCACAACTAATTAACGAAGACGCCGACGTTTACTTTGCGCGTGAGGCGCTATCGAAGAGCGGTGCAACTGCCCTCTTGCGTAGTCCAGCCCACTATCTCGCGTTGGCCGACATGCCAAAACGTGAAACACCGGCTATGGCCTTCGGCACTCTCTGCCACGCTATGATCTTGGAGCCAGAGACCGTCGACGACCTCTATATTGCTGCCCCGAAATTCGATAGGCGCACTAAGGTTGGTAAGGCTGGTGCCGAACAATTTCAGGAGCAACACAGTGGCAAAGAGATGATCGATGTCGATGTCTTTCAGAAGGCCCAACGTGTTGCTGAAGCTGTGCGCAATCATCCAACAGCCGGGGCTTTGTTCGTGGACGGCAAAGCCGAGCAAACAGCGCTATGGGATCAGCACGGCGTCGAATGCAAGGCCAGGATTGATTACTACACGAATAACAGCATTGTCGACCTTAAAACGACACACGATGCATCGCCGGACGAATTTATTAAAACGTGCGCGCGCTTCAAGTATCATATGCAAGCAGCGCATTATCTCGATGGCCTTGAAGCCATCACCGGCTGGGAACCAGATGCGTTCACCTTTGTCGCTGTTGAAACAGAAGCTCCGTTTTCTGTTGGCGTATATGAGCTAGACCGCAGATCGATAGACGGTGGGCGTGAGCTTATGAAGAGGGCAGCCGAGGTGTATAAGGTTGCCCTCAGCCATGATCCAAATGAATGGAAAAGCTACCCTGTCGAGAAAGCCGTGCTTTCGTTACCAGGTTGGGCTCTTCCGCAAATGGATATCCTGTAACCCACAACCACGCCTTGCGGCCTGGTCGGAGAATAAACTATGAAAGCAGACGCACTATTACAGAAAGCCGCCGAGGTGGTCGGTGGAGACCGGGCGCAAGCGCATGGGAGTATGGAAGAAACACACCAGCTCATTGCTGACTTCTGGCAGCTTTATCTCGACAATAGGCGCGAGAAAAAGAAGCCGCTTACCTCGCAAGACGTTGCCATGATGATGGTGCTACTGAAGTGCGCCAGGTCGCAGCGTGGACGTTTAGAAGTCGACGACTATCTTGATATGGCTGGCTACATCGGCTGCGCAGCGCAAATGGTTTTCGGAAAACCAATTGTGCCAACCGTAACTATTCCGGGAGCGAAGACGTGATCTTAACAAACAGTGACATGGCGCTCGATGCCATCGAGCGGAAGCGCAACATTGAAGGCATCAGCCAGCGTGAGCTTGCGAAGCGTGCAGGTTTATCCAAGAACGCCTACTGGCACATCTCTCACCAGGGCTCTGACTTGCACGTCAAGTCGCTGATAGGACTGGCCGAGGCAGTCGGTATGCAGATCACGCTGACCGACGCCGATCAATGATCCTTGGTATTGATCCTGGTGCAAGCGGTGCGCTGGCTTTTTTCGAGCCTCTGGAGGGGCTGACGGTCATCGACATGCCGACCTACGAAGTGAAGCGCGGCGGTAAAGTAAAGCGTGAAATTTCACCGGCTATGCTCGCTGCAGAAATCCGATCTATGGAGCCCGATAGCGCGATGATCGAGAAGGTGGGCGCAATGCCTGGTCAGGGCGTCAGCAGCATGTTTCAGTTTGGCCGGTCAGTCGGCATGGTGGAAGGTGTGCTTGCTGCGCTGCAGATCCCCGTTGAATACGTCACGCCGCAAACATGGCAGAAGGCTGTCGGTGCGCGTGGTGGCAAAGACGCATCTCGATTAAGGGCAATGGAAATATACCCGGCTTATGCCAACGAATTTCGTTTAAAGAAACATGACGGGCGTGCCGACGCTAGTTTGATTGCGTGGTACGGCGTCACAAAGAACGCTCCGTAGAGCTGGCGTAAAGCTCTACCCGTGTCGGCGGTTCCGATAGCTGTAAAAATGAAAAAGGAAACACAGCATGTTAAACTTTCCATCATCCGGTGGTGGTCAACCCTGGGCGAGAATAGATGGCCGTAATGGCATGATGACGGTATCAGGGCCAGATGATCAGCACACCTTTGACATGAAGAATAAGGTATTCGCTTTCAATGTTAGAGGTGCCACGCAAGGTTGGTTGGCGTTGGCCAATGGCCGTGATTGGCAGCCCATCGAAAATGGGCAGTGGGGCAACCCGCCATCCCCTGACCATCAACCTGGAGTAGAGATCGAGATCTACAGTAAAATCGACGACTTCGGTGATAGCCCTGTGCGCGTTGCGTCGGCTTCGTCGAAGGCTTTTACTTCGTTTATCTCTGCGATTGCTCAGAAAGCCGGTGGCGATTTACCTGATGACGTGTGGCCAACTATCCGGGTCGACAGCGTGACAACTGTCAAAGTCGGCAAGGGCTCGTCTATCGATATCACCTTCACGATAGCACCGCGCGACAAGTGGATGAGGCCAGAAGAGGATGCTGCGCCGCAGGCTCCTACAAAGCCCAAGCCTCTCGTGGAACAAGATACTCTTGGCGATGATGCTGAGTTTTAGGTAAAAAAGAGCCCGGTAACGTTTGCGCGATACCGGGCTCAGTTCCAAGGGAGAGACAACGCCCATAGCCGGGGAAGCGGCTTGACGGAGAGATTATGACGGAAATGAATACTGAAAGCAACACGGCCTACTTTATGCATCTGGCATTCAGCCAGGGTGGAGCCGACAACGTGGAACTGGAGGCGAAGCGGTATAGCCTGCAGGATTTCGCCAAGCGTTTATCCAGGCCACGCATCGCAGCGAAGGAAGGTAGCTACTACATTCGCGGCGGCAACTTATCGGAGCCACGTCGAGCAGACGCTAACCTACTTACAGCAGAGCTGATCATCCTGGATGGTGACAGCCGCATTGATCCAGAAACCGGCGAGATTGTTTCAGGAGCGCCGCCTCTTGATGAGGTATGCGACGCGCTCGATGCCATGAACTACACCTATGTTGCGCATACGAGCCACAGCTATCGGCCAGACGAAACCTGGAAGTACCGCATCGTTATGCCTGCGCGGCTTGGTGATCAAGAGGCGCTTGCTGCGTGCGTGGACTACGTCATCGATCAGCTCCATGAACGCAACATATGGCTCAATGACGTGGTCGAGAACCGGAGATGGAGCCAAGCGTGGTACTTGCCACGGGTTACAGATGAAGAGGCACGGCTTGCGTTCAAGCATCGCCAGAACCTCGATGGCAAGGCATTCCCGGTCAGAGAAGCCCTGGAACATGCAGCCGCCAAGCGCAGAGCTGCAGAGGCCATTGCCAAGGCACGCCAGAGCCCATTGCCGAGGCCATCGTTGGGGCAGGAGCGTGAGAGCGTCATCGAGACGTTTAATCGTGACCACGGATACGACTGGGTCCATCAGCAGCTAGAGGCGGCAGGGTACACGTTCAAGTACAAGAAGGGCGACGAATATCGTTACCTTAGACCCAACAGCGAAACAGGCATGGCCGGTGTGTGCGTGTTCCAGGGAGCCCAAGGCGACTGGTGCGCATATTCGCATCACGGTGGGGCAGATCCGCTTTCAGGCAAGCTCTGTGATCCTTTCGAGCTGTACGCAATATTCCAGCACAGCGGATCTCGATCAAATGCAGCGCGGTGGCTTCTGCGTGAAAGGGACAGCGCAAAGATAGTCGCAGCACAACAAATAACGGACGCAATAGCGCACGCTCAGAGCGTCGTGGAAGCCAACGTAGCAGTAGAGGATGCAGAGACATGGGAAGAGCCAGACGCTGCTCCTGATCCGTCTGAGCAGCCGCAAGAGCCTAAAGCCAGGGTCAGGGTAGAGTTGGAAGAGGACATGAAGAGCGAGCCTGTGCGATGGCTCGTCGATGGCCTGATACCGTCAGGCGGTCTCGTGGGGCTGTTTGGCCGTCCAGGCAGCTACAAGAGCTTTGTCAGCCTTGCGATAGCCGGTGCCGTTGCTTCTGGCATGGATGCCTTCGACAGGAACACAGAGCATGGAGACGTGGTGTACGTGGCTGCAGAGGGTGGGTCAGGCTTAAAACGCCGCACAGAAGCCATGAAGCGTCGGCATGGGCTTACATTTGACGGAAGGCTGGGCTTCGTTAGAGCGCAGCTTGATCTCAGGTCCAGTGTCGACGACATGGAGCTACTGATCGAGGCGATCAGTAAAACTAACCTCAAACCCAAGCTGCTCGTGTTCGATACTCTCAACCGCCTATTCTCAGGCGGTGACGAGAACTCCGCTGGCGATATGTCGGCATTCGTCAGCATCATTGGTGGGCTGCAGCAGGCGTTCGACAATGCCACGGCTTTGGTTGTCCATCACCAGGGACACTCAGACGTCGCCAGAGCGCGTGGGTCATCGTCCTGGCTTGGTGCGCTAGACACAGAGCTGCACGTTAAAAAGGTACTGGAGACAGAGACCACGCGCCTGGGCGACTTAACAGTGACAAAGCAAAAGGATGGCGAGGACGGCTTCAGCATTGCATACAGCATGGAAACGATAGGCGTAGACGATATAGATCCGCATGAGACCAGTCTTGCAGTGGTCCTGGCAGAGGACAACGACGTACCTAAACGCTCAAACAGAAAGCACTCAGCAGATGAGCGTATAGCCATCGAGGCTTTCCATCACGCCATGATGCAATTCGGTAGACAGGCAACTTCATCGCTGATGCCTGCTGGCGTGCAAATCGTGGACGAAAAACACTGGCGCGCAGAATTCTATGCACGGCGGCCTGGCGATGGGCATGAGGACAAAACGAAGACGGCAAACGCCAACAGAAAGGCATTCGGCAGAGCAAGAACACGGCTTATTCAAGACGGTGATTTTGGGCATCGTGATGGTCACTACTGGGCTATCAAACACCAAAATGAGGTCCATATCACTGATGACGAGGTATTTTAGTAGCGGGACAAGCGGGACAATAACGGGACATAACCGTGACATGCGGATTAATTTATGCGGGACAAACGGGACACACCCCTTTAGGGGTGTCCCATGTCCCGCTAAATCCTGTCCCGCTATCGTTGTCCGGGTAACTTTGGAAGAGGAGTAGAAATCAAGTGGACGGAATAGACGCGCTGATACATCCGCGTGGCGTCGGGGTCGATGCTGCCCTAGCGACGGTCGACGAGGTTGCGCACACGATGGAGCGCAAGTGGGGTATCGGAAGACTGGAGCGATTAGTGGAGCCAGATCTTGCGGCCAAGTTTGTCAGCGCCCAGCAAAAGCTGAACCAGGCAATCGAAAGCAATGACGTTGCGCAGGTGGTCAAGCGCGCTGAAATCATGCGACGAGGTTGGGTGGCTCTAGATGCGGCTGCGGAGGCCGCTGGAGCGTCATCTCTGCCGGAGGGTACTTGGGTCGTGGAATTTAAGGGACAGCGTTACACGGTCGTCCTAGAGGGCGTAGACGCGCTTTCTGTGGCCAGTAGAGCGCCAGACCCTGACAAGGTGGTCACGATGCACGAATTAATGGTCGCGTGGACAAGCTTTGCGGGTCTCGATATCCTGCAGCAGGCCAAGCTACAGTTTCCCGGGGCAGAGATGACCGAGATACGAGACAAGAAATCTGGTAAACTGAACGACGACGTTCCGTTCTGAGGGGTGAGGGGTAATGGAAAAGAACAAAGGTGGTCGGCCTACCACAAAAACGCCAGAACTGATTGCGGAGATCCTGGCTCAGATGACCGAGGGCAAGAGCTTAACGGCAATCTGTAAGCAGAAAGAGATGCCGCATGTTGGGACAATATATCGATGGTTATCGGAGGATGAAGGGTTTAGCGAAGGCTACGCCCGCGCGACCCAGGCCAGGGCTCGAAGCTACGCAGAACGCATGGAAGACGTGGTTAACCAAGCTTTGGCTGGTGAAATCCGCTCAGACGCAGCTCGCGTAGCCGTAGATGCGTACAAATTCATCACAACCAGGCTAATGCCGCAGCTTTATGGCGACCGACAGACGGTAGACGTGAACGTGCAGCATACGCATTCACTGCATCACGAAGCTCTGAAGCGGCTGACAGAGCGTGCTTCGGGTACAGATGTCGGGTACATTGATGCTGACTACCAGGAAATCCCCAAGGAAACCAAGGCTTTGAGCAAGGGCGACACAATAGATGATATATTGAGAGGGGGTGATCCTGATGGTAACAAAGACAACTGTTGCGTAGGCAACAATCCTGAAATAGGTCAGGGTCAGGGGGGTCGGAGATCGAAAAAGGTGGCTGAGACCCCCCGGGGGGTCGACCACCCGGAGGGGGCGGCGACGATGGCGACCCCCGCTCCCTCTACACAGCGCCCCCGCAAAAAGCCCCCCACCCCCCGCACTGGCGGCAAGCGTAAGGCGTCCACGAAATGAGCAAAAAGGGTGAAGATTTAGCGAAGTCGTTTGACGAGTTTCTGGCTGCGTATCGTGGGGAGCCGGTGGAGTTTGTGCGCGAGGTGCTAGGCCAGGAGCCCTTGGCGTGGCAGCAGGATTTCCTGAAGGCTGTGGCTTCGGGCAAGCGTCGGATTAGCGTGCGAGCTGGGCATGGTGTGGGCAAGTCGACGGCGTGTGCTTGGGCTACCGTGTGGTTTTTAACGACG